CCACCTCTAGAACTAAAGCCACCACCTGTAACTGGTATACTTTCACCTTCTTTAGCTTTACTTCCTTTTCCACTAGTTACAGTTCCTCGTCCTTTACCTATATCTGCACTAAACATATCAGCAGCTTGACTATGGGTAAATTTAAACTCTCCCATTTTTTCTTTAAAACTATTAGCATCATTACTTTCGCGATTAACTAAAGTTCTTCTACCTGCCTGATTACCTTTTTGTACAGCTTTCATGAGATTTTTTTCAGTAAGCGGCTTTCCTATTAAAGATTTCTGAGCAACATTAGCGCTATCTTTTTTAGCTAAATTTACTCTTTCACTTTGACCAGCACTATACCTCTTTCTTCTATTTGATTCTCTTTCTTTACCCTCATTTAATAATTCACTAGCGCCTTTGTTTTTGGAAACTTTTAAATCTTTTTTAACTTCAGTTTTAACTGATGGTTTAGTAGATTTTTTAGTAGAAGAACTAGAAGCTTTAGCCGCTTTGTCTTTTTCTTTAGCTATTCTAACTTCTTCATTAGCTTTCGCAGTTTGCTCTTTTGTTGGTTTAAAGTCTGGTCCTAGATCTTTTTTACTAGACATTAACTTATCGTAGTTAGAAGTGCTTGAAGTACCACCACCACTTGAAGATGTGTCTGTAGAACTACTAGTGCCTGGCACGACTACTTGACTTGTCTTTTTTTCTTCATACGAAGGTCTATCTTCTCCTGCATGTCCTTTACTTGTACCATCAATATGTTTCATTGGTGAGTGCATGCTTTTTGAAGCTCCTTCATATTTAGGCGCTCCATTCATATACATACCAGCTCCATCGTAATATTTAGCCGCCGCATCACCGTGCATCATTTTCATTGCTGTTAAATCTGCTTTTTTTCCAGGAGCCATTCTATCAGCACCTAACTTTTGGATGTATCCTAGCTTTTCTGCAGGAACGTCATATTTAAAACCATCCATGTATTTATCTTTACCCATAATTATATAATTAATTGTTTGTTATTATTTTTTTGCTTTTATTTCATTTGCATAAGCAGGACCTTCCCATGGTCCAGTGCCTTTTGCGAAATGTTCTTTTGAATATTTTTTACCCTTGTAATAAATTGAATTATCGTCCCAGTCAAAACCCTCGTGTTTCATTTGATCCACATGTGTTTGCTCGTGGGAATGAGTTTCAGTTTTAAGTGATGGAGACAAATCTTCTTCCATTATAATTACACCATTTTTCAAAGTTCTACCTACAGCAGGATCTGCCGACATATCTCTTTCATGAACTGGTATAACACTAGTTGGATAAAAAGGTTTAATTTTAAAATTACCTTTTAATGTGATCATTTCTATATGGAAATTTTTTATTAAACCACTCTTGTCTATTGTTGCAACCGCAAGGGATATTAAGCCCGTCAGAGACAATATCTACAACGTGCTTAATACCTGTTTTTTTTGTGAAATTAGCTATGCTATCTCCTAGTCCCTTTGGTTTATACATCACTCAACTATTACGCGAACGCTACGTTGTGAACGTACATTTGAGCTCCATTATCATCCTCGCCTAAAAATACTTTAGCTTTAATACCTCCTGGATTTGCAGTTAATGCATAGTTAAAAGCTTTTGCTCCTAAATTTGAACTCATTGATGGTGCTGATGATGAAGTCGGTGATATAGATAATGTAATGCTTGCCTTGTCACCAGGTGTTCCACCGTTAAAAAATACTTCTATAACAGAAGCAGATGATTGTTGTATACCTGTAATTTGTCCAGCGTTTAATAGTTGTTCTCCGTTTTCAAAGCCATTAGTGTTACCAACAACCTCGAATGCAATAAATTGTGCCATAATTTTTGTTTTTATTTATTAATTGTTTATTTGTTTTTTGATTTACTACAGTTTTCTCTGTTTTTTTTATTTATGAGCTTGTCCTTTAGCGTGTTCAACTTTATGAAGACCTCCCCTGAAATCTCCAGGTCCGTGATGTTTTTCATCATACTTAAGATCTCCAGCTAATTTAGAAATATGCTTTTCATCAGCCGTCATTTTTTCGTCACTATGTCCATGGTGATCATCATACAAAACATCTCTTTTAAGATAGTCCATATGTGCTTCATCATCTTTTTTAGTTGCTTCATAATTACCAGCAGTCACTTTAGTGTGCGCGTGGTTATATGAGTGTCTTGAATTACCAGAATATTTTCCAGCGTGTCCTTGTTCGTTTACTGCCATAATTATTTTATTAATGGTTCTATATCAGTACCATCAGGTACTATATTTAATTCTACTAGTCTATCTCTAAAAACATCATAATCTAAATATTCTTCTACATCTTCATATTTTGTATCAAAAGTTTGACCAGGTCCTACTCTTCCAAATATTTGAGGATCTCCATTGTCATCAAAACATAACCAATATATGATGTCGCTTGATGTGTTTTTAATTGTATATTTTATAATGCTCATAATTTTATATTCCTCCTCCGTCAACTATTCCACCCATATCTGAGATTAAAGCGTTTCTTCCAGCAACAGCCGCGGAGTTACTTAAGTTATATTTACTTATTCCAAATGACCACACTTGAGAACCACACCATGAGCTATTTTTAGCATTAGTGTAAGGTATTCTTGCGCCAAACGCCACTAACATATTATCATATTTAGCTGGACTTATTTCTGGATCAAATGATAGCCCATTACCCATAAATCTAGCAATACAAGATGTAGCCTGCATATCCCATGCTGATAAATCTTGATCAAAACTACTAGTACCACTAAACATATCTAAAACTCCGTATGGACCACTACCTGTGTTATATGTTCCACTTATATCCCAACCACTAATATCTTGGTTGAATTGTGTATTATTTTGAAAAAGTCCGTAAAATGAATTAATATTACCTGTGTAACTACCCCAGTTATCTAAAGGTGTATTCATTTGAGTGTTAGCGAAAAGACGTTGTAATTTATTTAGTCCAGCATTAAACACCCAATTATTTAACCAAGTTCCTCCAGTAAAATTTTGACAACCAGCAAATAAAGCGTCTAATCCACTATCTGTTACATTACTTATATTCCAGTTACTTAAATCAGGATTACCTGGAGTGTTATTAAAACAAGAAGTCATATTTGTAACGTTTGATGTGTTCCAATTTGATACATCACCCACGAAATCACTATTATTAAACATCGCAGAAATATTAACAGCATTAGACATATCCCAACTTGAAACATCACCAATTGGGCTTGCGACCTGCGGAGTTGATGAAAGATTAAATATGTTACTAAATTCCGCAACATTACTAACATCCCAGTTATTTAAATTAGCTATTTCAAACGTACTTCCGGTTGGTCCTTGATAACTAGCAAAAACGCCTCTTAAAGTGTTTCCGCTTATTATAGGTGTGTCAGTAGCTGATACAATCATATTATCTGCTTGTGCAAAATTATAACCAACTTGATAACTAATTAGTGCTCCCGAAGGAGATACCATATTCCCTGCAAAATCAAAATAACCCCATTGTTTTAGATCAATGAGTTTTCTACCATCATAATTATTAACTTGAGATGTACCTCCATGTAAACTCCAACCTTGAATACTCTGAGAAGGACTATCTATTTTTATAGTATATACACCAGGAGAAGCATATGTATGTGAAACTTCATAATCTACTGTAGGATTAGTATTATATGTATCAGAAGTTCCATCTCCCCAATCTACTATTATATCTAAATTTAATCCTGTAGGGCTTGCGTTATAATTAAAAGTATTAGGTTGAAATGGTAATCTTATTTGATTTGTTCCAGAACCACCAGACTGGAAAATACTTGTGTCTATATCAATTATCATACCATTAAAAGGGGTTGGCGGTGGACCTGATGCTCCTCCACCCCCTGGCCCAATGCCTATACCTATTCCTTTGTTTAAAGAACCTCCTAAAGCCATTTTATTTTACACCAATAAGTTCAGTTACACTAGTACCTGTTGCTAAAACATAATCTACAATTACAGGCATAAATGTACCTGCTTGTAAACCTTTAAATGTTATTGCTTCTGTAGCGGTAGGAAAACCACCACCTGGAGCAACAACACCTGTTAGTATAACTTTTAATTCAGTTCCTCCACTTATATCCCCAACATAAATAACAGCTCCTTTTAAATTATTAGCTGGAGATATTGTGTCATTAGGGGTTACAGTAAAAGCTTCTGTTGCGAAGTCTGGTTGATTTGCGTATTGTCCCATATTTATTTTATTAATATTCTTTACCTTGAGCGCAAAGAACAGCGTTAAGTTCCTTATAAGGTACTCCAGCAGTTTTTAACTTCATTCCAGTTATTCCATTACTAGCACCTTTACCGTGTAATCTTCCTTGTTGATTTAAGGGTCCGTCCCATATATGAGATTCCCCAACAATACCTACTTTTCCTTTACCATGCAATTCAGCATGAGGGTCATTTTTATAGTGATCCATATTATTGATTTTTGTTATATTATTTTTTAAATTTACCTGCTCCTGCAGCTATCTGTCTAATAGCTCCACCACCAAACATTTTTTCGGCACTAGCCATTGTTGGTTCTGGTAACGCTGGTGCAGCTCCAATGCCTTCTTCAGGTGATGTAGGAACATTTACCGTTGATGATGGCTGCGTAACGTCTTCTTCTGTTCCACCTTCTAAAGCGTCTATTCTAGCTTCAATAGTATCTAATCTACCATTGTCACCACCTACCGCGCTGGCTACGTTGCCGAACACACCACCTGATCTACGTTTTTTTCTTGCAGCTTTTTTTGCTTGAGCCCTTTTTATTAATTCAGCCGATATTCCCATTGCTCCTGTTCCGCCTAATGCTCCGGCTAAACCTCCTGGGCTACTCATAGCTTCTGATGCTCTATTACCTACGGCGCTTGCTGCTGCTGTTGCTACACTCATGTTTATCTATTTTTATCCATATTAACCTTATATACAGAAGTTTGTAACACTTTATCCATATATGTTTTGCCTTTCATTATTGAGTTTCTTCTTTTGCTTGTAGGTATATCTTCTTCACCTATCATTATTCTGTAAATTCTTTTTATAAGTTGTTTACCTTTAAAAGAAACTTTATATATATTATATTTTTGTGTTGTTCTATTTCTATTTCTCCAAACAACAATCCAATCATTTTGAATTAATTTATTCCACCTTCGATTATTCCAACTAAAAGAATAACTACCTGTTTTAAAATCATCAATAGTAAACATATCTATACAGTCTAAATAAATAAGTAACTCTATTTCAGCATCTGTTAAGCCGTTGTTTCTACAAGCCCATTTACGTATTATACGATAATGTTTTAGCAGATTTATATTTTTTAAATCATCTGCTTCTAGCTTTTTCATAATACAACGACAATGTCTTGAACTTTTATTACTTGTAACTTAACACCGTTATGTTCTATATTGTGACTAGCGTGTTTGTCATAAAATATTTCATCATCTTTTTTAATGAAAGAATGATCTCCAGCATTTACTATTTTAGCTTTTATATATCTAATATCATCTCTATCATTTTCAGACAACAACAAACCACCTTCAGTTTTAGTTGTTTTCTTTTCTATTTTTTCAACTAACAAATAATTACCTACTGCTTTCATCAATTCTAATATTATTAATTACACAATCAGTTGATAGTATCGTTGTTGCCACCGAAGCTGCATTTCTTAAAGCACTCTTTGTAACAAGTAGTGGATCAATAATACCAGCTTTAATCATATTTACCATATTTCCTGTAACCACATTTACACCTACACCCTTATTTTCTGTATCAACTACAGGTAAACCAGCATTGTGTAAAATAGTTTTGTATGGTGCTTTTATAGCATCTTTTAGTATTTTTTCTCCTACTATTTTTGCGCTTAATTTATCCGCCGCGTTTAATAAAGCAATACCTCCACCTGGAACTATACCTTCTTTTATAGCGGCTTTGGTAGCGCATATAGCATCTTCTACTCTATCCTGCTTTTCTTTTAATTCAATAGCTGAATTAGCACCAACTTTGACAATAGCAACTTTAGCACTTAATCTAGCTAGTCTTTGTTCAAGACCTACTCTAACATGCTCTTTGTTATTGTCTAATAATTTAGATCTTATTTGATCTATAATTGATTCAATTTCTTCTGAATCTTTTTCAATTCTAATTATTGATTTATCTTTTTCAGTAACAACTTTGACACAACCACCTAAGTAATCTACCTCTATTGAATTTAAATCATCTCCAAGATCTTCGTTAACTATTGTTGAACCCGTTAACAAAGCTAAATCATCTAATATTTCTTTACGCCTTAATCCATAAGCAGGAGGATCTAAAACGTTTATTTTTATATTACCCTTCATCTTGTTCATTAGCAATGCCGATAGTACGTTTGACTCTACTTCACCAATTATTAATAAAGGTTCTTTTGTTTTTATAACGTGCTCTAATACCGGTTGTATTTGTCTTATTGAATCAACTTTTGAATCTATAATTAAAACCAACGGGTTGTCTAGCTCAGCTGTGCCAGACTCTTTGTTTGTTATGAAATTAGGATTTAACAATCCTTTATTATATTCTACACCTTCTACAACTT